GAGATGTTTTAAGTCATATTAAGATGGCAGAGGCGCAAAGAGAACATTTACGTAATAAAGTTGATGGCGCTGCTCCGCAAGTTTCCGTAGCTACTTAAACAAAAAGCTACATCGTTGGAAAAATCCACTCCACACTACAGGCTCTCTTGCACTCTATTCAAAACTAGTGTATAAAAAACTCACTGTATAATTTAATTAGTTTACATAGACGCATACAGTCGACGGCCTAGAGACTATGTAAACAGAAACTAGGAGAATAATACTATGGCAAATACTACGTTTTCAGGACCGGTCATTTCTAAAAATGGCTTTATAGGTACTGGACCAGGTTCAACTGTTGCACTAACAGCTAATACTTCATTAACTGTAAATGCTCACGCAGGAAGAATCTTATTAACACAAGACGCAGATGGTATCTTTACTTTACCATCAATCGTTGCAACAGCTAATGGGGCAACTGCAGGTGATACAGACTACAACAATCAAAATAACATTGGTGCAACTTTTACTTTTTATGTAGATACAACTGCAACTGATGTTCAAATCGTAACTGACGGAACTGATAAGTTTACAGGTGCAGCTATGATTGCAGTGGATGATGGAGCTAAAAAAGCTTTCTTCCCTGGTGCATCTAATGATGTTCTTACTATGAATGGAACAACACAAGGTGGAATTGTTGGATCTATAGTTTCAGTTACTGCTATTGAAGCAGCTAACTACGTGGTTCATAACTCACTATTGTTAGGATCAGGAACTATCGTTACACCATTTAGCGATACGTAATAAATAATTAATGGAGCCCTTCGGGGCTCCTACAAATTTTAAGGAGAAAAATTATGTCAACATTTGGATCATCCCAAGACTTACAAGCACAATTTGTAAATACGGAAGCTACAACTGTTCAAGTTGGAAGAACAAGAGTTCATGGAATTTATATTGATAGTCTAGCAACTGCTGGAAATTTAGTTCTTCGTGATGGATCAGCTACAGGTACTGTAAAATTTAAAGTTAGAACACCTGCAGTGGCTGAATCTATCGTGATTAATTTTCCAGGCCCTGTTTTATTTAAAGATGGTTTGCACGCAGCTTTTACTACTGAACATATTCACAGTGTAACTGTTTTTCATAGCGGCGGAAGTAACTCGTAGGAGGCAACTTGGCTTTTTCGGGCACAACTACATTCGAGAAAACATTCTCGATCGATGATATTATAACTGAAGCTTTTGAAAGATTAGGTTTCTTTGATTACTCAGGTAATGACCTGCGTTCTGCTAGAAGATCATTAAACATAATGCTTCAAGAATGGGACAACAGAGGTATCCATTTTTGGCAAGTAAGAGAACATGCATTTAGTTTAGTTAATGGTCAAAACGAATATGTAATTTATAGATCACCAAGCGATGGTGCATCAGACGGAATTACAACTACTATAACATCTGCTATTATCGCAACGACTTTAACTATTCCTGTTGCTTCTGTGGCCCAGATGCCTGACTCTGGAAAAATAAAAATCAATAATGAAATAATTAAATACAGTTCTATTTCAGGAAATAATTTAATTGTATCTTCAGTAGCTGATAGAGGAATTGATGATACAACAGCTGCTTCTCATGCACAGAATGATTCAGTTACTAATTTTGTAAATATGGCTTCTGATCTTTTAGAATCTAGTTACAGAACTTCGGCTAATGTAGATTCACCTTTAGCAAAGGTAAACAGATCACAATATTCAGCTTTTTCAAATAAAACTTCTACCGGTCAACCTTCTCAATATTGGGTACAAAGATTTATAAATAGAGTTACAGTAACTTTATATTTAACTCCAGGGACTTCACAAGTTGGAGACTTTATGTATTTTTATTATATACAAAGATTACAAGACGCAGGTAAATATACTAATGAGGCAGATGTAGTTAATAGATTTGTACCTTGTATGTGTGCTGGTTTAGCTTACTATGTTTCACAAAAGAAAGCACCTCAAAGAACACAAGAAATGAAATTACTTTACGAAGATGAATTACAAAGAGCATTAGCTGAAGATGGTTCATCTGCTAGTGTTTACATATCACCTAAAACTTATTATCCGGAGATCTAATGGCAAAGTTTGCAAAAGGGAAACACGCTTTAGCAATCTCTGATCGAAGCGGATTAGCTTTTCCGTGGAGAGAAATGGTTACAGAATGGAATGGTGCATTTGTACATTATTCAGAATATGAACGTAAGCAACCACAACTTGAGCCAAGACCATTTGTTGCTGATCCTCAAGGTTTAGAAAAAGCAAGACCTGCAAGAACAGAATTTGGAACTACAGATTTTTTACCTCTTAATCCTTTTACAACAGCTTCAGGTTCAACTTTAGTAACTGTATCAGAACCAAACAGTGCAAGAATAAATAATGACATTGTAAGATTTCAAGCAGTTAAATCTTCAGATGTTGGTGGTGTAGCAAAATCTACATTAGAACTAACTACAACGTTAGCTTCAAACATAACTGCAACTGACACAACTATTTCATTAACAGATGCTTCAGCTTTTCCTACAGCAGGATTTTTTATGATTGAAAAAGTAGATGTATCAGATGATGGAGATTCTTATTTTAATAATGAAGTCATTCAATATACTGGTAAATCAAGTAATGATTTAACAGGATGTGTAAGAGGAACTAACTCACAATTTAGAGGAGTCTTACCTAAAAACACAACTGCCAGCGCTCATAATTCAGGTGCAATTATTGTTGGCGGTTATTCAATAACTATGATACAAACAACTCAACAACAAGCAGGCCAACCTTCTACAATAACTTTAGAAAATAGTTATACGTTTAACTTGGTTTCAAATGCTTCGAGTACAGAAACAGGAGGAGGTATTCAAGTCTTAGCTGGACCACTGGATACTAAACAAGGATGACATACACAGAATTAAAACAAAAAATTAGAGATTACACAGAAGTTGGATCTTCAGTATTATCTGATACTATTTTAAATGGTATTATTGAGGATGCTGAATTTAGAATATTTAGAGATGTAGACTCTGATAATAATAGAAGATATGCAACAGCTAATTTAGTATTAAATACAAGATTTATTCAAACTCCAGATAATACTTTAGTTATTAGATCTGCTCAAATTGTAGATTCTGATGGAACATCTTCAGCTAATAATAGAGATTTTTTACAATGGAGAGATACTAGTTTTATGTCAGAATTTAATAACCTAGAAACTACGGGAGTTCCAAAATACTATAGTTGGTGGGATAAAAATCATTTAGTATTTGCTCCAACTCCAGATGCGACTTACACAATTCAGTTAAATTATATCTTGAAAGATGCTGGATTATCTAGTACTATTCCTACTACATATCTAAGTTTAAATTTTCCCAACGGACTTTTATATGCATGCCTAGTTGAGGCTTATGGATTTTTAAAAGGCCCACAAGACCTCTTGCAATTATACGAACAAAAGTATAAACAAGTGGTTGAAGGCTTCTCAATTGAACAAATGGGAAGAAGAAGACGAGATGAATACCAAAGTGGTGTTCCTCGAATAGGAAAATAAGGAGATAAAACTATGGCAATAACACAAGCAATTTGTAATTCATTTAAAAAACAGCTTTTAGAAGCTGACATGAATTTCAAACAAACTGGTGGTGACAAGTTTAAACTAGCTCTTTACTCTTCAACAGCAACTCTAAACTCAGCTACAACTGCCTACACAGCAACTTCAGAAGTTTCTAATACAGGACAGTATACAGCTGGAGGTGGTGCACTAGTTAACTCTGGAACTTCTATGACTGCAGGTGTTGCAAGAACAGATTTTGCAGATAGATCTTTCACTGGTGTTACTTTAACTGCAAGAGGTGCTTTAATTTATAACACATCTTCTGATACAACTAATGCATCAGTTTGTGTTCTAGATTTTGGAGCAGATAAAACAGCTACATCAGGAACTTTCACAATTCAGTTTCCAGCGCCAACATCAACTGCAGCGATATTAAGAATATCGGGCTAATAGGGGCTAGA